TTTTATTACCATAATCAACAACAGGTCCTGCTTCTTCTATAAACTTATCTGAATCTATGTATTGATTTAGTTCTTCTAAGTCTATTCCTTGTTCTTCTAACATTTTATGAAAGTCGTTCATCATTATCTTTTTTTAAAAAACAAACTTGTATTAATCTTGCTTTTTCTGCATATCCAAAATTTTCAAATATATTTCTTGAATGATATAAGTGTGATGGAAAAACAATTAATCTATTATATCTAGACCTTAATATACAACTCTTTTGACCTTGATAATAAAGTGTTGTTCCATCTTCTTCAGGAGTCTCTGTGTTTAAATAAAGTATTGCAGTTAAATCGCCCATCATATCATCTGTATGAATCCAATTAGGTTCTTCTTGATTAAGTGGTGAACGTCTAATAAAATTAAGAACTCCCTTATACATAGGATATTTCTTGTGTAAAAACATAACTAACTCATCTATTTGACGGACTTGTATATTTTTAAATAAACCTTCTTCTAGTTGTATATCTTCAAATCCTTTTTCTAATATATCATCAACATATTTATCTATTTCTGTAATTACATTTTCATATATACCTATATTCATAATTGCATTGTTATTTGATGGTCATACATTCTGTATAATTTTTCTTCATCAATATTAAATTCATATTCGCTATCAGGTTGAAAAGAAATTCTATCACCCTCTTTTAATCCTTGGTCTCTTAAATATTGATTTGGATATTTTATTTCACCTACTAAAGGTTCTTCAGAAAAAGGTTTATATATATAACTATCTTCAACAGGAACAGGTTTTACAAAACAATACCTATCTACTGCATTCCACTTGCCGTTTTGTTTATAAGCAAAATATTGGTCAGACTCAATAAAAAATAAATTATCCTTAAAAAAACTTTTACTACTTCTTTCTTTTCCCTTCATATCGTTGTAGTATTTGAATACATTATGATGTACCAACAAAATATCTCCCACCTGTATTGGACCTTTATATCCTAGGGGGAGTTCTACAACTTTAGCTTGTCTGTTAGAAAATTTGAAGTCTTCTTTTGAGGTACTTACGATAAACTCTATACCTCCTATGTCTTTTGTATTATTATACCTTTTACCTTTAATTGGTTTAACAATAAATGAAAATGGTGATTTCATAATTTAATTTATGAGCCACAACCGATACAGTCTATTTGAGTATGATTAGGTTTGACTCCATTTAATTTCATTCTAATATTATGTGAAGCATCCTTTAACTCTAGGGTCTGTTCCCAAGTTAAGTCTTCACTCTGTAATTCTTTTTCTATAACTGCTAGTTCAGCAACTAACTCTGCTCTTAAAAGTACATCCATCTAAAAATTTATATTATATTCAATACTAATAGGCATAGTGTCTGTAAACTCTTTCCACATTCTAATACCCTCATCATCTTCAATATATATAACTATAGATGCTCTATCAAAATCTTGTTTAATTAAATGAATGGTATAGTTGCCACCTAATACAGGTTGTCCAACTATATAGTGCATTGCTCCTGATTTATAATCCGGACCTATAGAGATTTTTCTAATATCCATTACACTAATTTGTAAATAGCAACTGCTGCAGCAGGTACTGCATCAACTCCACCAACCGGAGCACCGTATGGTGCTAATGAAGTAATTGCACTTGTTGCAACACACTTTAAGGTTATAACAGTATTGTCTACAACAACTAGAGGGAAACCTAAATTCCAACCATTTGGAGTAGCAGTTCCTGTTACTTGTACTGTTTCAGTTTCTCTAAATTGAGAACTTGCAGTATATGGTGCTATTAAAACGGCTGCATTAGATGCAACATCATTATTACTAAAGTTACAACTAAAGTTTATAAAATAATTACCTGCAGTTGCAAAAGTAATTTCTCCTGTCTTAGAGATAGAAACTCCTGTATAAGTTGCTGCAGGACCAAAAGTTATATTCCTCATTTGAGTAGTTCCTACTACTGAACTACCTGTTTCTTTTGATTGATTCTCAGTAATTTTTTGCCAACCTGATGCAGCACCACCACCACTGTATTGTGGAATATTTAGAACTGATGTCGCTGCATTATATGTTGCTGCTCCTGATGTTCCTGTTGTAGTTAGACTAAGTTGATTTACCCAAGCAGTTTGATAGTTACTACCTGATATACTATCAATCATTAATCTTTGATTAAAGGCTGCCGGTGCAGAACCCGGTAATATTAAATTAAAAGAAGTTCCTGTTGAAGGTGCTTGTATTCCTATTGTTTCAGGACTTGCTTTAGAAGTTCCTGTTTCTAGTTCTAATTTACCACCTACTGTACTACCATTACCTTCAATCCTTACTATACCTTCTTGATTTGTTGGAGCATCGGATTTACCTACTTGCAATGTTGCGTTTGATTTATCAAACACCATATTTACACTTGCTCCAAAAGAACCGTTGTCATTAAACTGAACTTGAGTATCTACTCCTGCCGGAGTTGTACTACCTCCTGCGTTAGTTGGAATATTTAAGTTTCCTGCTGCATCTAAACTTGCTGCACCTGAACCTGTAGTAGTTAAAGTAAGTGCAACTTGTTTGTCATTAAAGGTATTCCAATCTGATGAAGATAAATATCCATCACCTGTAGCATCAGCTTGTGATATACTTATAGTTGGAGTAGTACCTCCTGAAGATGCTATAGGAACTTGTCCACTTACAGATGAAACACCTCCACCTCCACTTCCATTAGATGCAAGTGTAACTTGCCCTTTAGCGTTTACTGTGATGTTTGCATTAGTATAACTGCCCGGTGTTAAACCTGATATAGAAGCTAGAGCAACCTCTACAATACCTGTGTTTACTCCTTTAAAATCTAACTCAGTGCTTTTGATTTCTAATTGGTCATTAGTTTCATCTACCACTTGGTCAGTACCTGACGTTCCTTTAAAAGTCCACTTACTAAAATTTGAACTACCACCCCCTGTTAAGGTGATAGTTGTACCTGAAGCACTTACTGTTATACCTCCTGCACCAACAATATCTAATGCACCTGTTAGTCCATTTAATGACTGTACTGAACTACTCCCACCCGGCACAAGA